CTGTCCGTTCCAATCGCTGCCGACCTTGAGACCGGCGAGGTTATGCGCCTTCAGGCAGAGCTCCGAGTTCCATGGCCTGCCCTGATAGGACGTCTCGTGCCGACACTGGCAGACGGCCGCGAATGGGTTGACGACCTTCCGATGCCGCTCGAATGCTTTGAGCAGGTTGCGCGCAGAGAGTTCCAATTTCTCACCTCCCGAAATGAGAAGAGCCGCCCCGAAGAGCGGCCATATAAAGATTTACTTTCGTTTCGAACTGCTGTATTCTGACAATATCCTAACCTGGAGGGATATCAATGAATACACATGTGGTTCATTTCTTCGGTGATATCAATAATGCAGCGGCTGGCAATCTTTGCAGTGTCGTCATTGGCGCGTTGAATCAAGGAGCAGAGAAAATCAAAATCCAGATGACGAGCACCGGCGGCAATATCGTTGCGGGATTCGGGATCTACAACTACCCGCGTTCCCTCCCAGTTCCTTTTTCTATGCACAATTTCGGCAATGTCGACTCAATCGCTGTCATTGTCTTTCTGGCTGCCGACGAGCGTTATGTCGTCCCTCACGGTCGTTTTCTACTGCACCCATCCACCTGGACTTATGCACCAAACAGTACATGCGTGGACCAACCGCGACTTCAAGAGCATTCGGAAAATTTAGCTTTCGATGTTCGTCGATATGCTGCTATTTTCAAGGAGAGAACGGCAAGCGCAAAGGTTCCTGTCGATATCGAGAAGCACCTCCAAAATGAGGCATTGTTTATCGATGCCGCCGCCGCTCTGGACACCGGTATTGCCACCGAAATTCTGTCTCCCGAAGGGACAACACCCAAGGGCTATACTCATTGGTGGGTCTCCAGCAACTGAATTACTCACGTGTATGCTCCTTTCGGTCTTTTGGAATGATGGAGCCGCCCGAAAGAGCGGCTCCATTGCTTCATTACACGCCCCAGCGAACGCTCCGCACTTCCTCCTCTGTCCCGGCATCCTGCACCGCCTGTATCAAGACCTCCTGCTTCCGATAGATATTCTTGGCGTGAAGGATCGCCTGACCGAGGACGGCGTCGTGGACGGCAATCGGCACCTCGGGGTGCAGGCGCGTCTTTTCCTCCCCCGCCTCATGCCATTTTTCCTTGATCTCCGCGCTTTCCACGGGGATGCCGAGGATATCCGCCTCCGTCTTCGCAACGAGGTTTGCCTGCTGGAGCAGGGCGACGTCCTCCGGTGTCACCGCCATGTGAAAAACCATCAGCGGTTCCACACTGCCGTAGATAGTGACGCCCGCCTGTCCGACGCGCTCGGCTTCTCTGCGGATCTCCTGGATCTTCTGCTGCTTCAGCTCCGAAAAGTTCAGGATCGTCTGCTGTATCGGTTTTCGTTTGGCTCCCATCTCATCACCTCATTCCGCAAACACGGCCACAAACTGGTATACGATTGGCGTCTCCGAGACCCAGTCGTAAACGACGGTTATCCGCTGTCCCGTGGGTGCGACCGCCCGCACTGCGTCGGCCTCGTCCGTGAGTCGCCAGTTCGAGGAGGGGAGACCCCCTCCGTCGGCGAAGATCCGGATTTTCCCGTCCTTTACGATATGGGAGAGCGGGTACGTCCGCACCGCGCCCGTCCCGTAGCCGATGCTCTCCTGCTCGATAGCCCCCTCCGTCATCTCCAGGGCGACCTTGACCGCGCAGACGCTCCGGGCGATCTCGTCCAGCGGAAGAACGAACCGAAACTCCGTGGCGTCGTAGTCCGGTGTCGGGATCGTCCCGCAGGGCTCCATCTCGTGCCAGTACTCCTCATTCCAGCCATATTGGTAATCCGCGGACACGACGACGCCCTCCGGCGCTGTGCAGGTAATCCTCGCGACCGCCGTGTTGACCTCGAAGCCGGAGTACTGGCGTTTACCGTCGAAATAGACCCGGACACTGTCGTGCTCGACACCCCTCGTGTTTGCGAACTGGTATGTCGAGAGTTCGCCGGTCCCCAGTCCAACCTGCTCGTCCTTCACAATCACTGGTTTGTCCCGAAATGCTACGTAACAATGAATTTTCGCGTTTTTGAGCGGCGCGTGCCGTACTGTCATCCGGCACTGGCGGACGTTCATGTACCAGTCCTCTGTGATCGAGACGATATCCGAAGTCCCGACGCCTGCGATGATGCCCTTGCCGCCCCGATAGAGAACATTGGCGTTTTGCACCTGGGCGCTGGAGATCCCCAGCGCCGGTGCGTCCAGCGTGGCCTTGAATTGCACGGCGTCGGCTTTCGTGCCGGCGAAGGAGGCGAGCGTGTTCCAATCGGAGATCTTTCCGTCCGCGCCGGTGATCCTGGCCTCCACCACGGCAGTGCCGCCGTCCGCGACTGCCGCGCTCGCATCCAACTTGACGATCTGCGCGCCGCTGCCGAGTTCGTACACGGGGGAGAACTCTTCCTTCGTGCGCTGAGACGCGTTGGATCTGGCCTTGACCGCGAGCTTGATCGTGGGCATCTGGCCATCCGGATCCTCGGCGTAGAGGGCAATGGCCACTGGGATTTGTTTGCCGACGAAGCCGGGGATGGTGGTAACGGCCAGGAGGTCCGCAGCGGCGTTACCCTCATCGAGGATGGAGTCCACGGTGAGGGACTGCGTCGGCAACGCTGAAAGCGTGCCGTCTGTGCCGACTTTGTGCCATATCTCATCGATTAGAAAGGCCACCGCTCTCTGTGTGCCTGCGGGTTCTGCCCCGCTCACGGCGAAACCGTCCACGTAGTCGGCGTTTGTGCAGTCGACGCCTGCGGGGTGTATCAATAGACCGGAGCGGTTCGCCACAAACCGGTCAAGCTGATAGCGTATGGGTTGCTGCGTTAGAATATTTGCCATTTTAAAACTCCTACTCCGTCATTGTCCGGCAAGCAATATAGCATGGCCCCGCGCCTGAACCCGAAGCCTTTTGTTGTCTGGTTGGACCACCGCCACCGCCGCCGCCGCCGTATCCAGAGCCACCGCCTGGGTTTTCATTAATTTTTGAGGTGTTGCCCCAGTGTGGAGATCCTGGGCCACCCGTAGAAATTGCCTTCATGGATGCAGATAAACGATCTGCAATTAAAATGAGTGATGGACCACTGGGGTATGTCTGACCAGCATAGGAATAGGCCCCGCCGCGCGCAAACTCGCCCCCTGCATCATTCGTCCCGTCGCCTCCCAACCCAACGCCCTTCGCCGGGTTGCCGACATAACCGCCACCATAACCAAGCCCTCCATACCCGCCCTTCCCGCTCCCATCTTTGCACCACCCGATTCTTCCGGTGTCCGATGCAGCGACGTTCTTCGCGGCGATGAAGATGTTGCCGCCGGAGAGCAAGACAAATTCATCTATGACTGAGCTATGGGTTAAACGTTTGGAATCCGTTCTTTTCGGACCGGCTCCGTTGGCAGTGTGGGTCGTGTCTCTGACTACCAATTCGTTAAATGTATCCTTGTATCCGTACATCGCGTGTCCTCTTAGCGTGATGATCCCCCCATTGACTTGGAGGGAATTGCTGCATTTGAGGGCGACAATACTTCCACCATGAGCCGCATTCCACGGCAGCGGAGCAATGTAAGCATTTTCAAGCACAGTCAAGTTTTGGTAGTTGGGGATTGAAACAACTTGAGCGTAATAATTCACTGCAATTTCGGTGTTTAGTGAAAACCCGTCGACAACAGCATCAAGCTCGCGGTCGAGAGTAATGATCGACCCTGAGATCGCAGATATCCGGCGAATTGCATATTTACCGAGCTCGTCCTCATCATTGCCCTTCTTTTGTGACAAGTGAATCATAATTTCATCACCCACCGAGAAGTCGCCATATCTGCCGTTACTTCTTGCGCCTACGGTGATAACCTTGCTGCCGGACACATTTTGAATCATGGCATAAGTATTGATCTGCACGTCTTGAGTCGATATTGTCTCATCTCCGAAAGCACCGTTGCCATAGCCTCCAATTGCATTGATATTGAGACTCCCCTGATAGGGCTCTGTTGGTACAGAAGGGGCATCGGTGCCCGTCGCGCCCTTGAACAAAAATTCGTCCATCTGCCCGACGAAGCCGCCGAGGCGGACCTCGGTCACGGAGAGAGATACGCTCGCTGTCAGTGATGCCGTCAGGTACTGAACGCCGTCCGCGTAGACCGTCGCAGTCCCGCCGGATATTCTGAGCAGGATATGGCTCCAGGTGATGAGTACCAGCGACCCGGCGCCTGTCGTGTTCGCACCCCACGCCGTGCAGGTCAGCACGACGCGGCGATTTGCATCCAGTGCAAGCGTCAAGAGTTCGCCGCTTGCGTTTCGCAGAGCGAAGATATTGCCGGCGCTTGCCGAGGTTGGCCGCACAAAGCACTCGATCTCATACTTGGCGTCCGAAGAGAGGTTAAATATCCCGGTGGTGTTGGTGCCACTGATGTAGTCCGCGCTACTGGCGAACTGCGGGCAGCGGTACGAGTCGAACTTCGGCGTATCGGCGACGATTGCGTCGTTTGGGGCCTCCGCGCCGACGAACTTGACGCTGCCCGCCCTGGTCCAGGTCTCGCTCCCTATCTCGTCCCGGCAGCCGTCGCCGGGCTCCGCATAGTACGGATAATCGAAGTGCATCAGCGCTTTCCAGGAAGATGGGAATTTACGTCTGCCCATATCTATTCGCCTCCCAACGTCACGAAGCCGTCCGAGGTGATCTGGACGTCTCCGGATATGTCATACTGCTCAATGCCACCGACCGAGACCTCCAGCGGGATCTCGTATTCCTCGGCGGCTCCCTGTCCACGCCAGACGAGCGTCGGCGTCCAGGCCTGCGTCTTGTTGCCGGTCGGCCCCGTGGCGTAGCCGTCGTGGATGTCGGCGCTGGTGCGGTAGAGGTAGGTGTAGGCGAGCTGGTAGGTGTTCTGGATGTTTCCGACCAGCACCACGCGGTTGATGCCGTTCTCGGTACTGACACTCTGCACTTGCACCTGCTCGCTCTTGAGGCCGTCGCTGATGGTATACGTGCCGCCGCGCAGGATGCCGAGTTTCATCTCGCAGTCGACGCTGTTGTCGCCGGCCGCGATGGAGGTGACCTTGCAGCGGAAAAGATCCACCTGGTCTGGGTTCAAAAAGTCCTCGATGATGAAGTTCGTGTAGTCAGGGTAGAGCTGGATCGTCTCCAGCGCGAGCAGCACGTTTGCGGTGATGTTCTCCAGGACCTCGACCCGCCGATTCAGGGACTCGATGCTGGTGATGCCGAGGATGGCGTATTTCACGTCGCGCAAAGATGCGGGGCGGAGCAGATGATTGTCGCCCTGGGTGCGTATCCAGAACTCGTAGATGGGGGCGGCCTTGTCGAAGAGCGAGTCGATTTTGTCGTCGACCTCCTCGTGCGTCGCCCAGACCAGCCCCTCCGAGATGACGGCCGTGACGTTCTGCGCCTGCTCGATGACCGTGACCAGGGAGAGCAGGTACTGGACAAGATCCGGCCCTCCGCCGGCGGGCAGGTAGTCCGCCCGGTCGGCGGCGTTACAGTAGCCGTAGAGGATTTCTTCGAGCGTGTCCGGGTCCTGGGCGAAGAGTCCGAGCTCGCGGATGAAGAATGGTGTCTCCAGATGCTCGTTGCTGGCGAGCGCCTTGATGGTGGCGATGCCCACGCCGGTGACCTTGAGCGAGGTGATGGGAAGATCCAGGACGGGCTGGACGAGCTCCGTCATCTCGTACTTGTCCTGGCCCTCCGTGAGCAGGCCGTCTCCGGCCGTCACCCGGACGAAGTTGAGTAATTTGCCGGTCAGGGCCTTGGCCAGCAGCTCCCTGCCGCCCTTGGTCAGCGTCATGCCGTTGAACTGTGCCATGTTTGTCCTCCTTTGCGAGTGAAATCAGCGTTCCCCGGGGGCGGGGAGAATTGTTGTGAAGCAGATCTGCACCGTGGCGATGCCGTGATAGAGCGGCGTGTCGTATCGTTCCGGACGCGCGAGCCCCACAGAAACCCCTCCGCTTCTCATGGTGGCAACGCCGGTGTGGATGACCGCCGGGTCGTACGTCGGTCGGTCCAGGTCGATGCGGTGCTTGCCGCCGCGCATCGTGGCCATGCCGAGGTAGAGCTGCAGGTCCAGGTCCTGGCGGATGGTCACGGTCAGGTAGATGAGGCCGGAGCGCGTGGATTTTGAAGAAATAACCGCATGGCGGGCGGCGGAGGCCGCGTCCTTCGAGCCGGGGAAGAGCGTCCAGTAGTTGTCCGTGATCTCCGCCTCCACAGCGAAGGTATAGGGGGCCGCCCCCGGGATCTTCCACCACTCGATGACCGTGCCCTTGATGCCGAGCATCTCCAGGGCCTTCTCGATGGCCCAGACGGTGCCCTTCTTGCGGTGCCAGGCGATGCTTTCCTTAACCGCCGCCCGCTTCATCTCCAGCGTTCTAGCCAACTCGTAAAAATCCACGTGCCACTGCCAGGCGAGCAGATCGATAACCTCTTCGGGTAGTTCGTCGATCCGCGAAATGATGAGCGTCTCGCCGATGTCGCGCGAGACGCTCTGAAGTTCGGGGTCGATGGCGGTCATCATGGCCTTGACCTGGGGATCTCCCGCGATGCTCGGCGGGACGATGTCGTAGAGGGATAGCTCCAGCAGGGCTTTAGCCATCCTCCAGCCCTCCATAGACGAGATTCTGTGTGCCGATCTTGCCGACCTGGTACTTCAAGAGTTCCGCAAACTCGGGTGTGCGGATCTCGGTGCGCTTCGCGCCGGCGGCCACCAAGCGATGATTGAGCTCGGAGGGGTTGATGTCCCGGCCGAGCTTGGATGCCTGCCAGACGATCCAGTCGGCGAACGCCATGTTGACGGCTGTCTGGATGGCGGTGGCCCGTGTGGCGTTGGTCCGGTCGATCCAGTAGGTGACGTCGGCGTCGTACGTGACGACCTCCGGCGGCAATACAAACACATGGTCGGTGTCCGGCCGGATATCTCCGGCACTTACAGTATCGTAGACGAGGTCGAGGATCTCCTCGCCCGGGATGATGCCGCCCTGCATGAGCGGATAGATTTTCACCTCGCCGGGGTCGGTGCCGTCCTCCGGACCGAGCACCTGCACGTCGACGATGCCCGCGTTGGCAGTTTTGGCCCAGAACTCATAGGCTCCTTTGGGGCCAGCCACGCTGAAATGCTCCGGCGCGAGGTGGATACGGTCGCGAAAGCTCTCGTCGTCCTCGATGTCCGCGCCGCCCTCCGAGGTGGTGGTGTTGGCCACGCTCTGCACATAGGGGAGCGGGTCGACCGGGCGGTTGATCTGGCCGGGGAGGAATCCGTTGCCTGCAGTCCCGGTTACGAGGCACAGGGCCAGGACCTCGCCCTCGGTCTCGCCGGCGGGGATGGTGAGCGTTTCCGCGGTCGCGAAGTAGATGTTCCCGTCGCCGGGGGTGACGCGGATACCGACGGGGATCTCGGTTGCGTTGGGCAGGGCGGTGGACAAAGTAAACTTGATGGTCGTCCGCGCCCTATCCGCCGGCAGGCGCGTCGTGCCGACCAGGAGCCCGATGTGGTCCTCGAAGTCACTGCTTGAGTACGCCAGCAGGTTCATCTTGGCCGCGTAGTCGATGAGATTGCGCTGGAGGATAATCACGTCGGCGACCGTGAGGAGAAACAGCCGCCGGGGATCCCCGGGGTAGAGGGTGATCTTCTCGTCCGTGGATTCCTCGTAGGCTTTCTCGTAGCCTGAGATGATGGCGTTCTTGATGATTTGCGGATCCCGCTCGGCGAAGGTGATGTCGGTGAGGCCGTAGAGATTGATTTAGGTCACCCCCTCTAAAATTCGAATGCGGATGGTCGGTGCGAGCCGCCCGTCGAGGTTGCCATCGTAAAAGCCCCTCACTACGCGACATCTCGGCTCGTATCGGTGCACGGTCGCGATGATCTCCGCCGTAAGCTTTGCCTGCGCCGCGGGCATCGGCTGGTCGATGATCGTCGGGTCGAGCCCGAACTCGCGATCGAGAGGCACGGTGTATTTTGAGGTTGATAAAATGGTCTTGACGTTCTGGATGATCTCCACGACTCTATCTGTCGGGTCGAAGTCGATCTTTTCTAGCGTCATGGTGATATCGCGTTCCATCACACCACCTCGATATATTCTTTCATGTTTACAGTTGCCAGAATGATATGGGGCGAGCCGTCGGGGTCCATGTGCTCCCACTTCTCGGATATGTCGGTGATTACCCATTTGTCCGACCCCTGCGGTTCACCGTCGAGGATTAGGTAGTCGGCGACCCCAGTGTCGCGCATTTCTCGTAGCTTTTTTACCTCGTCGATGGGGACTACGCCGAGGTGCGAGTGGAAAAGCATTTCATATGAGACGCTTTCGATATTCGGTCCCGTAAATTCGAGGGATTGCTTTCCCATGATCACCGAATGCTCCGAGTAATTTGCAGACCCCTGTCGTTGGAAATTGTCGAGTGTTCGGACTTTCTCTGACGAGACCTCAAAGACGATGTCTCCGAAAGACCCTATCATTCGTAAAGCCACCTCGATTCCTCAGGTAAATCCCACACTTGAGGCGGACCGCACGTCACGTCCTCTGACCCAGTTAATACTAAACTTCCACAGGCTACAGGATCGCCGATCCTTCCAGCCTGCCTGCGGTTTACATATACAGTGGGGCTCCCGGCCGCCAACACAGAGTCGTGTCAAGGCGGGCAGCAGTGCGTCATCCAGTGGTCGCCCTGACGGTGCCAACCCCGGCGATTGACAAACACGTCGGGGCTTG